TATAATTTTTTAAGATCATCATTACGTTCAGTTGATCCAGGGATACCTGTGTTTATGAGATCCACAGGAAATCCAGGTAATATAGGTTCACAATGGGTACGTGAAATGTTTGTAAACCCAACAGAACCCAATAAATCATTTAATCTAGAAGTTAGTACTCCTACTGGAGTAAAAATAATTACTAGAAGATTTATACCAGCAAAGTTACAAGATAATCCCTACTTGATGCAGACAGACGACTACTATGCAATGTTGGCATCATTACCAGAAGTACAACGTAAACAATTTTTAGATGGAGATTGGGATGCATTTGAAGATTCAGCATTTCCTGAATTTAATAAAGCACTACATATTGTTGATCCCTTTGAAATACCTAAGGGTTGGCAGAGATTTCGTGCTGCAGACTGGGGCTACGCTTCTCCTGCTTGTGTTCTTTGGTTTGCTATTGATTATGATAATAACTTATGGATATATCGAGAACTATATACCCAAAAGATTACGGCAGATGTATTTGCACGAAAAGTCTTAATGCTAGAGAAGGATGAATACATCCGCTACGGGGTCTTAGACGCTAGTACATGGGCAAAGCGAGGTGATATCGGTCCAAGTATTGCAGAAACAATGATTCAAACAGGATGTCGCTGGAGACCTTCCGATAGAACACCTAAAAGTAGAATCAGTGGTAAATTAGAAATTCATAAACGATTAAAGATTACTGATGAAAAGAAAAAGGAACCAGGACTTAGGATATTTTCTACTTGTAGAAATTTAATTCGTACCTTTCCACTTTTACCTTTAGATGATAGTAATCCAGAAGATATAAATACACACGCAGAGGATCATGCTTACGATGCATTAAGATATGGATGTATGAGCAGACCTATGCATACACGCTACGCAGAAAGATTTAATAAAACTCTCAGACCACAATTTCAACCAGCGGATAGAATATTTGGATATTAATTATGCCACTAAATAAAAAAGGAAAGAGAGTTTTAACAGCAATGAAAAAACAGTATGGAACTAAAAAAGGTAAATCTGTTTTTTATGCAATGGAAAACTCTGGAAAACTAAAGCGTGTTAAAAATAAAACTTCCAGAGCTTAATAAAAAGAAGTTCCCCTATAACCTTGTAATGGTTGCATGGGAAGATATTGTAGGTTCATCTGATTGGGAATATATTGTTAAAATTGCAAAATCTAAAACTGCAATTTGCTATAGTGTTGGGTGGCTTATAACAGAGAATTCAAAGACAACCGTTATTATGTCGGATTTAAGCTTTGAAGATAATCAAACAATTGAGCAAGGTGGCTCATATACCACTATACCAACTAAAAACATATTGTCAATTAAAAAAATAAAACTATAGGAGAAACCCGTGGCTAAAAAGAAAAGAAAAAAAAGAACAATTCAAGATGTCATTGAAGATATCCGAGAGTTACATGAAAAGGAAGAAGACTTATTAATGGAACTTGAAGAAAAAACAGATGAATCTGATGATGAAGGAGAAGAATAATGGAAAAAAACTTTGATCCAAAAGCTAAAGTTAAACAAGGAGATCTTGGTTCAGCACCTGATGGCAAACAGCCAAATCAGGAAGCAACTAATATTGACTTTTCTAAAGATGCACCTAGAAAAGGTGAATCTGAAACTGCCTTAAAAGATATTGATTATCCTAAAGGATCAGGAAAAGAACATGTACAAGATTCACTGTTTAAATTAGCAGATGAAAAAGATTATTAATTAATAAATAACAAGGAGATAAAAATGCCAGAAGGATATGGATACCCAAAAGGTAAGGATATTTTAGGAAAAGTCAGCCAAGGTGAATTTGGACCTAATGTTGCTAAAAGACCTAATGACAAATTAACTATGAACCCTAATGAAAAAATCAAACAGGGTGATTTAGGTAATGCACCCGATGGACCAGGAAAAAAAGAAAAAGTAGACGCATCGATTTTTAAAAAAGCAGACGTAAAGGACTATTAGTCATGGCTTTAACAGACTCGGATAAACTAAGATCTTCAAATGACAAAAAATTTAAAGGTCATACTGAAGATAAAACTATTAAAGTAGCTAGTGGAAAAAAGTTTATAAACGCTGGGATTCAAGGTGCTTATAGAGCAAGACAAATTACTGTTGATTTTAATCCTAGTTTTAAGCTTATTAATAAACTTAGAGATAAACTTAGTAAAACTATTTTTAAAAAGAAAAAATAATGGCTAAAACACCGTACACAGAGGAAGTTAATCCTTTAGTCGGTTATATAAGGCAGAAGTTTCAGCAATCTGAGACTTCTAAATTATATGATGAAAAACGCTGGCTAAAGGCATATCGAAACTATAGAGGTCTTTACGGACCTGAAATGGCTTTTCGTACTAACGAGAATTCAAAAGTTTTTGTTAAGATTACAAAAACAAAAGTATTAGCATCCTTTGGACAGATTATAGAAGTTTTATTCTCTCAAGGAAAGTTTCCTTTAGGAATAAGACCTACTGCGGTACCAGAAAATATTGATGCTTATGCTCATTTAAACCCACAAGCTGGGCAAATGAATGGTGAGAAGTCACCTGATCAATTAAGAACAAAAGATATTATTAAGGATCTTTATGGTTTTGATGGTGATGGTAAAGCTTTAGCACCAGGAGCAACAGCTACAGATTTAATTAAAAATATTGCACAGGATTATGAAGAGTTAGGATTTGAAGCAGGTCCTTCGCCACAAGGAACTCCACAAATTGAACCTGCAAGAATAGCTGCAGAGCAAATGGAAAAACTAATTCATGATCAGCTAGAAGAAAGCAGAGCTATTACAATTTTACGACATGTCTTTTTTGAAATGTCGTTATTAGGAACAGGAATTTTAAAAGGACCTTTTACTGATTCTAAAACATATCATAGTTATGATACAGTTGAAGATGATGAAGGTAATAAAGATAATATTTATATTGCTAAAAGCAAATCAATTCCTTCTATAGAGGCAGTATCCTGCTGGGATTTTTATCCAGATCCAAATGCAACAAATATTAATGACTGTGATTATGTTATTCAAAGACATTCATATAACAAACAGCAGTTAGAAAATTTAATTGAAAAACCTATGTTTAAGGAAGGTGCAATTCGTGCCTGTCTTGAAACAGGACCTAATTATCAGACAAGAGGTTATGAATCATCTTTATATGACAGAGAAAATATAAGCCAACTTTATAAAAATAGATTTGAAGTTTTAGAATATTGGGGAGCAATTGATAAAAAATTAGCAGATGAATGTAATATTTCATATGAAACAACAAATGATGTTGTGCATGTTAATGTTTGGATTTGTGGTGGACATATACTTAGAATGGTTGAAAATCCATTTACACCAACAAGACTTCCTTACTTAGTAGCACCTTATGAGATAAACCCATATCAATTTTTTGGAGTAGGTATTCCAGAAAATATGGAAGACTCTCAACAAGTTATGAATGGTCATGCAAGAATGGCTATTGATAATTTGGCATTAGCAGGAAATTTAATTTTTGATGTTGATGAAACTTTATTAGTACCAGGTCAGGATATGAAAGTATTTCCTGGTAAAATATTTAGAAGACAAAGTGGGCAGCCAGGACAGGCTATTCACGGAGTTAAGTTTCCAAATACTGCTCATGAAAATTTAATGATGTTTGACAAGTTTAGACAACTTGCAGACGAAGCAACAGGTATTCCTTCCTATTCACATGGAGCAACAGGAATACAATCTACAACACGAACTGCAGCAGGCATGTCAATGTTAATGGGAGCTGCAGCTTTAAGTATAAAAACAGTTATTAAGAATATTGATGACTATTTACTAAAACCTCTAGGAGAATCTTTATTTCATTGGAACATGCAATTTAATGATGAGGCTCCACATATCAAAGGTGATCTTGAAATTAAAGCACAAGGTACATCTTCTTTAATGCAAAAAGAAGTACGATCACAAAGATTGATGACGTTTATGCAGACAGCATCTAATCCTGCTTTAGCACCTTTTGTAAGATGGCACACATGTTTAAAAGAAATAGCTAAATCGCTAGATATTGATCCAGATCAATTAATTAATGATCCAGAAAAAGCTGCGATATATGCACAAATAATGGGGATGGCAAATGGAAATCAAAACAATACTACCGCTGCTGGAGGACAAGGTCAAATGGGACAGGCTAGTCCAATACCTCCAGGAGCTTCGGCAACAGATCCAACAGGAGCTGGAGGTGGCAACATTGGAACAGGATCTGTTTCGATGCCAGGGGAAACTGGCTTTAGTGCGGCAGCTACTAAACCTCCCAGAAGCCCACAAACGCAATAAGGAAAAAATATAAATGGTTGCACAATTAATTAGACAAGATGATGGCAGTTACGACTACGAAGAAGTAGATACTGCTAAAAAATCTGTAACACCTAACTTAACAGAGTTTGAAGCTTACGAGGGGGCTAAAAAAGGTGGAGAAGATCTAGTTGGTGCTTCAACACTTGCAGAACAAACAGAAAAAATACAAAGAGAAATACCAAGTCAAGTAGAATTTGATGCTAAAACAGGTACATTTGTAACTAAAAAAGCTAAAACTATAGATCTTGAATATAAAGAACCAGAAAGAACTCCTGAGTCTACAGAAATGACAGCTTTAGAAAAAGTTATGAGTATGCCTAAACAAGAACAAATTGATTATTCTGAAATAATGAAGGATGCATACAAAGCAACTCAACCTACTTTTAAAGATCAATTATTAAGTTCGGCTTTAGATGTTGGTGGAAATTTATTAACAAATTATATTACTAAAAAAATGACTGGTGCAGCTGGTGATATAATAATTAATAATATGACACGACATGTATTAGGAAATACTATGTCTGGTTCATTAGCAGCAGCACAAAGTGGTTCAATGATGACAGGGGCTTCAATGGTAAATCCATATACTATGGCAGCAGCTGCATTAATGACTAAACCAGGACAAAAAGTTGCTAAGAAAGCTATAAAGACTGTTAAGAAAGTAGTTAAAAAGGCTTCGTCTGTAGCTGAATCAATTGCAGAAGCTTTTGGTTTTTAATAAAAAAGGAGAATAAATTAATGGCAATAGGACCAGATCAAAGAACTACAACAACAGGATTAATAGACAAAAAACCTATGATTCCTGCAGCACCTGATTTAAGTGCATTACAAGGAACACAACAAGTACAGCCTACACAAGCTCAGGTAACTCCTACTTCTATGGAGCAGACTGATCAACCTCAATTCACAGAATTTGAACAAGAAATTATAAGAAGAACTGAAACATTGACAGATGAAGATAAAGAAACTTTTAAAAGTGTTTTATCTCCATCTGTTAGGATAGCATTTGAAAAATTGTTACCAGAATTTAAAGAAATGATGGATCAATTTGGAACAAATGAACCTAATGTAATTTTTCCTTTATCCACTGTAAAAAGATTTGCAGTGCAAAGATATGGTGGAGAAAGTGAAGAAGAAGCTGTGCAAAATTTTATGGCTGATGTAATCGGTCCTGATCTTATGCAAGCTCAGATGGAACAACCAAACAATGTGCCACCTGGTACAGAACAGCCTACTGAAACAGCAGGTTTAATGTCCAGCCCACAAAATATGGAGACAGTATAAGAGCTACCCTTATCCATAAGGCACTCAACCTTAAGAGGAAAAAATAATGGAAAACAAAGAAAAGGAAACAGAAGTTTCCCAAGAAAAGGAAACTGAAGTTTCTAAACCGAAACTTGTTAAAAAACCAAAGGCAAATCTTTATAAAAAACATGATGACGCAAGTGATCCTGAAATTGAAGCATTTGCTAAAGGTGAATTAGAGAAGTTTCAAAGAGAGAAAGCAGAAACAGCAACCGTTCAAAAGGACACTGAAGCATCCGAAGAAATTGCAAACTTAGATGGTAAAGCAACTCCTTCAACTGAACGCCCTGAAAATGCCGAAGACCGTGTCTTTAAGAAACGTTATGACGATTTAAAGAGACACTACGATTCTACCCTTGGAAAGCATAAAGATGAAGTTCGTACTTTAAGAACTCAGTTAGAACAATCATCCAAGCAGTTTATTCCACCTAAATCTAAAGATGAATTAGAATCTTGGAGAAAGGAATATCCCGATGTTTATGAAATGGTTGAAACCATTGCCATGACAAAGGCAGATAATAGAGCAAAAGAGATGGAGGATAAATACCAAAATCTTCAAGTTCAACAGGAAGAAATTGCAAAAGAAAAAGCTGAAGTAGAACTTTTAAAATTGCATCCTGACTTTAATGAACTTCGTGCAAAAGACGATTTTCATGAATGGGCTGCAAAACAAGATCCTGTAATTCAGGATTGGTTGTATGAGAATACAAGCAATGCTTCACTTGCTGCCAGAGCACTTGATCTATATAAAATGGATAAAGGACTTGGTAAGTATAGTAAGAAAGAAACACAGGATGTTAAAAAAGAAGCTGCTAGAGCTATTAGTAAAACTAAAAAAGCAGAAGCACCAGATGCTCCTACAAAGAAAGTTTGGTCTAATGCTGAAATT